TAATCAGCGATTCGCACACTGCTTTGATAAATTTTAATTCACATCATCAAGAAATTGATGATATACCCATTTCAGTCATGAAATGGGCTCAAAAATATTCAATCAAACACAAACTGCCGTGTGAAGGATTAACCCAATATTTATATAGTCCTTCTGACTATATAGTTTTTTATCCAGAAGCGCGCACTATAGTGCGAGCTACATGGTCTTATTTTATGAAAAAGAAAAGAGCGTATTTAAATAATCATAAAATAATGTGCATACACGGATTTAAAATCCTAGTATGTTATAGGTGGGAAGCCCAGTCTTTGACAGCGGCTTTCCGCACGCTCATGAATGGTTTCAATACTGTTACTGAAACAGTTAATGCTGTGCGCTCCGGTGCAGATAATATCAATTCTCAATCATTTAAATTATTGATTATTGACATCTTGGCTCTTATTGTATCAATCAAAGAGGGTCTATTAACACCAATGCGCGTAATTAGCCTCTTAATGAATATCTATACGGTACATAAGAGGTATATGGCTTTGTTTCATGGTGAAAAACATATTGTAGATGGTAGGATTTTTATGCCTCAAACAACATCTATAACAGACCTGATAGCTGGTTTCGCTATGTTAGGGTTGCCAGACAGACTCATTCAAGCTATCAAAACATTTACATCCCTTACTGGAAAACGCATTTTCGATTCTGAAATTGCGATTGAAATATTAGCGGGATTTTTTGAATCTATTATAGTTATAATAGAATGGATAGCAGAACCAATTGAAGGATTTCCAATATTGCCTTTTGCAATTAAGGAAGCACTAGTGGGTGTGTTTCAATGGTTCGGTAAAGGTGTATTTACTCATCGTCGCATTAAGAGTATATGCACATTGTACTCTCAATACTGTACAAATCCTCAGATCATGTTCAATCCTGAATTCAGAGGAAAGGCTGTTAAAGAGTATAACTCGTCAAAAGGTGATCCAGTGTTTATGGATTACGTACTCAATAGTGGTAATAAATATTTTACTACTACATGGACATTATTCGAATCAAACGTCGTGAAAAGCGTTGCAGCTTTCGAAGAGTCTAGACGAGAAGAACCTATCTGCATAGTTTTTGAAGGAGCAGCAGGTAGCGGTAAATCAGCAGCCATGAATCAATTTGTAGACCTTTTGCGCTACAAAGGATATACCACGTATTGTCACACAATACCAGCTTCGGAAGATGGTAAGGACTTTTATGACGATTATGAGAACCAAGACGTATTCGTGATGGATGACATAGGAATACAAGGTAAATCTCAGTGGCGATATATAATTAATTTTATATCTCCAGTTAAATATCCACTCCCGTGTGCTACGGCTAGTAAAAAGAATACTAAATTCTTTAATTCTAAAATAGTTTTATGCACGACAAATCATTTTATGGATCTCAACGGTTTTACTTCAGCAGATTGTATCACCGAACCAGCAGCACTATTTAGGCGCTGCCATGTTATAAAAGTAGAGAAAGATGTTACATGTGCTACATTTGAGCAGATTTTAACTTATTACAAGTTTTCTCACTTAGATCCCATGCCCGCTTGGGAGAATTCCTTCTTATATCACAATCACTCTCATAGGGATGTGCCAGTCAAGTTGTCAACACGCGAAGAAGAAGGAACTATGAACTCCATGCAGAAAGTACAGCACTTTTTGTATAAGATATTGAAAAATATTGAAATTACGAACAAGATGGATATGATGAATATGGCGATGGATGATCAGAGTCTCAAAAACGTGATAGACGCTGTTGACGAATACTATGCTCAATCAATGTTTAGTTTCCTTATGGAAACAAGCAATGCTATTCATGGCGCTGGTTGTGACTATGCTAGTATTGTTAAAGACTGGACAGAGTTTATTTTTAAACCTCTTTTGGACTTTTTCGCTAAAGGTATCAAAATGGTTTCCACAAGCTTGTCATCGCTGTGTTCCTTTTCAATGCCATCAATGTCATTGTCTGACATGTTATCTAGAGCTATAGGCCTCACAAAACGAGCGGCTGGCTTAATGTGGGACTTTACAAGAGATAAATACACTGAGCTCTTGTCAGGAGTAGTGTTAGTCTTGGTTTCGTGGAGTATGTGGAAGCTATTTGATGTGGATCAGAAAAATGATTTCAGTCTAGATCAGAAATTGGACGATAAAATCGATACAATATTGGGAGAAAATTGGCAACCTCAATCAGATGCGCCAGAAAAAATTTTGAATGTTAAAAAATTTGTGAAACTGATTGTTGTAAAGAAAGACTCGTTGTCCAGAGATCTTGATGAGGTATCCCATGGCGTAGTGAGTGGTGCACATATCTTACTACCAGCTCATTTGGATGTTAAGAATGTATTGATAGATGTTTATCACTCATATGAACATTACAGGAATGGTCATAAAGAATTAGAAAACGAACAACTTCGACTAATTAAGATGTATCCTGCGAGTGATTTGGCTGTATATCAATTTAAAAATGTTATACCATTGTATAAGAAGTGTAAAAACTTGTTTGCTTATAATGTTGGAGCTAAATGCTCCAATCCGCTCATGTACTTGATCAATTCCACTGGTATCGCTCCAGTTTTGTACGGCTCCTCAGTAGTTAGAAATAACGAACAGGTAGCGTATTCCAAATTCGCCAACAGATATGAACATCCACCCGATTCGGGTTTTATCACGAACTTTTCCCAGAGTGGAGCCTGTGGTACCGTATTGGTTTCAGCCGATGATGGTATAATTGGTTTTCATGTGGCAGGAGGCGTCAAGCACGGTTTCTGCGTACAACCATCCCAACTCGTCAAAGAGGACATACGAAGTATAATGCTGGATGGTTTTGAGCCTGACTTTGAAATAGATGAAAGAGTAGTTCCTGGTGTCTCAGGAGTTCGGTTACGATATTCACAACCGATGGAATATTCGCATATTAGTGATAAATCTCAATTCATTAAAACAATATTCCATAGAGATAACAATGACGAAATAGCGTCACTAGAAAAAAGTCTCGTTGATGACCAATTTGGACATTCTGTGCCCTGCACAGAAATAGACCACAAAGCTCCTCCAGAATTCGCTGGAGAAGGTGAAAAAGCAAAACAGCGTTTGCAGCGCATATCCCTCAAGGCGTTCAAGCACCAAGGTGTTATAACATCTGATGAAAGAGCCTTCATTAAGAAATGCCTAGTGAGTATGATGTGTAAGTTTGATGACTTATCCGATTATGAAACAGCATTTGGAGGAGAATTCGTCAAACCGTTGAATAAAGATTCGAGTAATGGTTATCATTGCGTTAAAGGTAAGGATGCATATTTTGACTTTAGCTCGAAAGAGATAAAGGAAGAAGCGCGTAAACTTTTCCAGGAAGTTAAACAACAGGCCTCAAATAAGCAATATGACTATAATTACTTCTTGTCCAGGGAGACGTTCAAAGACGAATTGAGGAAAAGCTCGAAGAAAGACACACCACGAACATTCAGAGTTATGCCCTTGGGACATATCTGGTGGGCAAAGAAAATTTTTGGTAAACTTTTGAAACATTTTTCGGACAATAGACACCGAACAGGTGTGTGCGTCGGATTCAATCCATACGTGGATGTGGATGAATTAGTACGCAAATTGAAACAGCAGTCTTGTACAGGAGACGCTGATTTCGGAAAATGGGATGGATCTGTGTTAGCCCTACTTATGGAACTGATCTTTGAAGTGTTCTCAGAACACTATACGGGACCCAACCGTGATGTTATAGATTGGTTGTGCGTGACCACAATGAAATCTTTTGTGTTGGTAGCTGATGAACTTTGGTCCACTACACACGGTGTACCATCTGGTACATGGCTGACACTATTAATCAATTGTTTATTGAATAAATCTCTGACTGCCTTGACTATATACAGGCATAAACCCAACGCTACAGTAGACGACTTCTATTCAGTAGTTGACTATGTGATGGGTGATGACAAAGTCATAGGTGCTTCCGGTGAAATGGTTAATGTCTTCAACTTGCAAACCATAGAAGAGGTTGCTAGATCTTTGGGAATGGATTGTACTAATGGTGATAAGACACCTATCACCTCAAAATCCCAGTCTTTGGATAAATTGACGTTCCTTAAAAGGCATTTTAGACAACATCCTCGTCTTAGAGGATATGTAGGCTGTCTATCATTAGACACCATTGTTAATACGGTACAATGGATGGACAAAACAAAGGATTTTGAAGAATCAGTAGGAGGTAAATGTAGAGCTATGCAAATAGAATCATACTTACATTCCCCTGTTTTGTTTAATAGGCTTACCGCAATTTTTAAAAATTCAATGCCTTTCGAGCCATTTTTCGATGAACAACAAGTCATTGGGATATTGGCAAGTCCAGACGCTTATGTTCAAGTGTGTGGCATGTCCGGTAAGGACATATCTTGGCTATAAATCAAATTATGGACTATTACAGGAGTCAACCTGT